TTTAAAAGGTAAGCAAAGTAAGCTTGATGCGGATGGAGATGGCAAGATTGAAGGATCTGATCTAGCCGCCCTAAGAAAGAAGAAGAAGTAATGTGCGCCACCTGTGGCTGCGGTAAGCCAAAAGATAAGCATGGGATGAAGACCCTAGCAGCCGCTAATAAAAAGTATGATAAGAAGTCTGGTTCAAAAGGCAAGGCAAGCAAGCCTACTATGGTTAGAAAGAAAGGCATGTAATGGCACACGACGACAAAAAGTTTGAAAAGGGTATGACCCCAGCTCAAAAGAAGAAGTTTGAGGCTAAGGATGAAAAGAACGATGCCAAGCTAGCTAAAGAAGTTAAGGGCAAGAAGAAGAAAGCCCCGGCCAAGAAAAAGAAGTAGTCTTTAGAGCCCCGAAAGGGGCTCTTTTGCTTTATGATTGCTATTGACGCCAGAGCAATCTGGAACCCTGCTGCTACACCTTGCATCTTCCTATGGAGGAATTATGATTTACCTAGCTCACCGGCTGGCTCGAGAAGAGACTGATGCCGATAAAGAAGAGTTCATTCGTGGTGCAGTCGGACTAAACCAAGGTGGAGAGAAAAAAGTTCTCGCCGGTTTTGTCGCAGGATATCTGCTCTCGAATTGGATTCGTAACCGTGGCTAGCGTCAAAGCATATTTAAATCAAGCAATCCGTGTAGCTGAAAAGCAGATTACAGACTCATACACATCTAAACTTCGTGAGCATGCTGGCGCCTATGCCTGGCCCGATGAGATTATCAATCAGATTCGCATAGACTATGATGATAATACCCATAGCATTAAGTACCCCGAGCATCTTGAAGATGCCATCCTAACCCTAGAATACGGAACTTCTTCCGTACCCCCTTCTCCTGCCTTGAGAACCTTTACGTTAGGAATCATGAACTAATGCCATTTATTATTAATGAGGACGACGCCCTAAAGACTTTGCTTCAAGGCATAACAGTTTCAGACTCGGGTAACTCCGCACGTCCTGTAGCGGTTTACTACGGACAACCTGACAAGGATATTCGTACTCAAAGCTACCCTTACATTACCTTAGACCTTGTAGGTGTACGTGAGGATCCTGAGCGTGCTCACCGTGGATATGTTCCACTGACATACACCCCAGAAGGTGCATCGGTAGAAACAGATTCTAATGGTAAGATAATCACTAACGTAAACTTTCCTATCCCGATAGATCTAATCTATCAAGTCTCCACATGGGCTCGTCAGCCTAGACATGATCGCCAAATTATGGCGACTTTGTTTTCATCTGGAAGACTACCTTATAGATTTGGGCAACTGCCTGTTCCTCAAGATGGTACTAACCGTCGTTTGGACATGCTGGGTTTCTCAAAGAGAGATACTACTGAAGGTGGCAAGCGCCTCTTTAGCAATGTCTACAATATCAGGATCAGTTCTGAACTGTTTCCAGATCAACTCGCTCAGGTATACCAAGTACTTGAGAGTCCTATAATCTCGTTCAATTATCAAAATACATCATTTACTACAAATACTCACTAATTCCGCCCCACTAAGAAAATAACCTAACCCTAAGGAGTAAACCCGAATGGCTACATTCAGTCGTCCCGGAGTCTATATCCAAGAAGTTGCATTGCCACAAGCTGTAACCCCTGCTGATTTCAGCAGCGCAGTTGGTGCCTTTGCAGGTTCGCTTCCAAAAGGACCTACGCTAGCACCAGTATATCTTGCTGCATGGTCAGACTTTGTCAACACTTTTGGTGGACTAAACGACTCTTACCCAACCACTTGGGCTGCCTATAACTTTTTTGCTAATGGTGGCCGTGGTCTTTATGTTAAGCGTGTAGTAGGTACAGGATCAGCAGCAGGCACATTGGCTATCACTGACGGTACTGGAACCACTCTTACAGCTACTGTTACTGCAGCATCTGCAGCAGCGGGAACTGTAACTTACACAGCTACTAATACCTTCACTGCTGGACAAACAGTATCTATTACTGGTCTTTCAACATCAGCATTTAACTTGAGCGGCGTAGTTATTGCAACACGCTCAGGCTCACAATTCACAGTTACAAACGCTGCTACAGGAACTGCCGTAACTGGTGCTTCTGCTACAGCTACTGTTACAACATCTTCAGCAACTGTATTTACAGCTAACGCTATAAATGCAGGTTCATGGTCTACCAGCTACCTTGCACAGGTAGTGCCGGCAGGCACTCCAACTCGTTTTGGGTTGAACATCTACCAGGTAGTTACTGTTAATGGTGTTACAAGCAACGTACTAGTTGAAAGCTATACAGATCTAAGCATGGATTCTACAGATAAGAACTATTTCCGTTCTATCATTAACACTGCTTCAAATCTTATTACAATTCCATCAACAGGTATTGATGCTACTAAGTTCCCAGGAACTATGCCAACTGCACTTGCTTTCAGTGGTGGAACTAATGGAGCTACTCCAGGTCGCACAGACTACTCAGCTTCATGGCCATCATTTGATTCAGTAAATAACCCATTGGTTATGTATGCTCCAGATGCTTCTTATAACTCAGACGTATCAGTCTCTTCTTCAATTCATGGAGATGCTGTAATTTATGCGGCTGGACGTACAGATGCGTTTGCTGTTATTGATACAATTGCAGGTAATGCAACCGCTACAGCTGCCCAGACAGAAATTGATAGCACAGTAGCTAACTTTGCTGCCTCAACAGCTGGTGGAATTGCCGCTGCTTATTGGCCTTGGGTTAATATCCCAGACCCAACCAAGTCAGCAGGCGCCACACGTCTACAGGCTCCAGGAGCTGCAGTTGTAGGTCAATACCTTGCAACAGATGCTTCACGTAGCCCAGCTAAGACTCCAGCCGGTCTTAACAATAAGATTGCTCTTGCGGTATCTACTGAACATTTGTTCACAAATGCTGAGCTTGATGCAATTAATACTTCAACAAACCCAATCAATCCTATTCGCCAGGTTCCTGGTGCAGGTATTGTAATTATGGGTGGACGTACTTTGGACAACACACCAAATAACCGTTACATCAATATTCGTCGTTCTCTTATCTACATTGAAAAGCGTCTATCAGACCTTACTCAATTTGCAGTCTTTGAGAACAATGATTCACGCCTATGGCTACAGATTCGTACTACCTTGAATGCTTTCTTGCTAAGTTATTGGCAAAATGGCGGACTACGTGGTTCAACTGCAGGACAGGCATACTATGTAAAGTGTGACGACACAACAACTAGCTTTGCCGATATGCAATCCGGTAAAGTTAACATTGAAGTTGGTGTCGCCCTAGAATACCCAGCAGAGTTCGTTGTCATCAAGCTTGGACAACTAACCGGAAACGCATCAGCGTAAAGGAGATAATGACAAATGGCATCACCAGTAGATAATCCGCTAAGTACATTACTTACGGATCCAGTTCGTAATTTTAAGTTCCTTGTAACATTCTCGCCAACAGGTGGTAAGGATGCTTCTTGGGGAGCTAACTTTGGAACTATGGGCTTTGTATCTCTTTCCGGTTTAAGCGTAACAACAGAACCAATCGCTTACCGTGAAGGTGGATACAACACCAACGTTCACCAGATTCCAGGACAATCTGCGTTTACTCCAATCAGCCTTTCAAAAGGCGTAATGTTGGATCAACCAGATAATGCTCTTTGGATGAAACGCTTATTTACAGTTTTGACTCCTAGCATCTCCACAGGTGTTGGAGCAAACTTCCGCTGTAACTTGGACATCCAGGTTCTCAGCCACCCAAACCCACAGGCTTCAACCGGTGGTACAACAAAACAAGCAACAAATCCTTATGACCAACACACCTCTCTTCGTTTCAAGGTATACAACGCATGGATCACATCTCTTGCTTATAGCAATCTTGATGCCGGTGCTAATACACTTATGGTAGAAGAAATGTCTTTGGTTCACGAAGGCTTTGATGTAGAATATGGTACAGATTACACAACAGCTGGATCAGCTTCAGGAAAATCTTTCCTCTCATAATCAAGTAAAGGGCATATAACATGACTACAGATACGACTATCAATGCGGGACAAAATCCGGCGCTAGCTAATAAGCTTGCTGCCGATGCAATAAATAAAGCTCAACAGGAAGTGGCGTCATCGAAGCCTACGGTTTCGGTTACGTCACCTCCTGATACAGATGTTGAACTACTTGGCGGATTGTTTGATCCCTTTGAAGGGGTCATTAGCAACGCTGAGGTAAGGGAGCTTACCGGTGTGGATGAGGAGATTATCTCTAAGATCACAGACCCCGGTAAGGCTCTCCTTACAATTTTAGAACGAGCCACAGTAAAGCTTGGCGGCAAAGATGTTGACCCAGAACTTTTGGACGCAATGTACGCCGGAGACAGAGAGCTATTGCTCCTGTCTATTAGAAAAGCAACCTTTGGTTCAGAGATTAAACTAGGTCCTGGAGAGTGCCCTAATTGTGGGGTAGAACAAATTTTTCATGTAGATCTAAGTAAAGATGTTCCTATGAAGAAACTTGAAGGGGACCGTGAGTTTACGGTAGCCTGTAAGGTTGGAGAAGTAGTCGTTACGTTGCCTACTGGTCTAACCCAGAAAGCTATTGTGGCGTCTACTAACAAAACTTCAGCAGAGTTAGATACACTAATGCTTAAGAATTGCATCAAGTCTATTAATGGCGCACCTGTCATTAGTACAGATACTGTCAGGAACCTAAGCCTGAAAGATCGCAAAGACATTTTGCAAGAGATTACAAACCGCAATCCTGGACCACAACTCAGTGACATTAAAATAGCATGCACGTCTTGCGACTCGGAGGTATCGCTTCCGCTGACCTTGGCGGATCTATTTCGCTAATGAGTTTGATTACGACATGCTTACGGAGATGCAAGACTTATTAAGTCAGCAGTATCCGGGTTGGACACTAACAGAAATTCGTAACCTTAGTATGAGGGAACGAATTAACTGGTTGAATAGAGCAGTAAATAGGATAAGGCGGTAATTTAAATGGCAGCTGGTACAGCTGGACAAAATGTTACTTCACCTTCAGATAGCCCTGAAGGTCTACTAACCATGTCCGGAGACAAGTCATTTGAAGACCTACCTAAAGAAATGCTTAAACTTTTTAAAGAGGTAAGCATTTATGTAGATAAGATTGTTAAAGCCTGGGGCGATGGGATTAAAGAAACCCAAAAAGCTACAGGTCAAATGGGTAATAATACCCCTGGCTCAGGTCGTCTTGGTCTAGGTTCTTTTACCCGTACTGAAAAAGCTGTTGGTCTTGGTCTAGGTGCTATGGCTGTAGGTTCAACCTATATGTCCATGGCCCCTAATACCATGGCTGCAGTAACCCAGCGTATGGGTGCAGATACCTATGCAGGTATCAGTGGCATGAGTTCCCGTCAAGCTATTATGCAAGCTAATTCACAAATTGGCGGTGGAGCTACAAGTGCTATGGGACCAACCATGGCCGCAATGAGTTTAACTTACCAAGGCGGTTACACCGCTAATTCTATGTCATCTAAAAATGTCATGGGACAACTTGGTGGGCTTAGTGCTATTACTGGAATGAGTAATGAGCAAGCTGCCGGTGCAATGGCCGGAGTAAATGGTATGACATTTTTACGTGCCGGTATTCGTGCACGTGATTCACAAGGCAATCTTAAGCCACCTAATGAGCTTATTAACCAAGCATTTAGTTTTCTATACCGTGGCGGTAAAGTAACTAAAGAACAAGCCGCTATGGTTTTCAATCCTAATAGCCGTGGCTACAGTACTTTGCAAGCACTCTCCGGTGGAGACCCTGCTCTTATGCAGACTTTGCAATCAGGCATTATGGCTAGAGCATCTAGTGGTAAAGCCATTACAGCATCTCAAATGCATGATCCTAACTCTATGCTTAATCTTATGGGTGTAGATCAGAGTAGCCCTATTCGTGCAAACTTTAGATACAACTCTAGTGAAAATAGAAAACTTGCCGCAACTGAGCAGGGACTTGTTGGCGGTTATGATGCAAGCCTTCGTACTACTGCAGCCCTTAATGATGCTTACAGCACAATGGCCGGTTTACTTGGCCCGGTTAATAAAGGTTTAATGACCCTTAAAGGCATCCTACAAACTATGCCCAATGCTGGTGGCATGGGTGGAACAGTTTCTGGATTAGTTAGCACTGCTGGTGGCGTGGCGTCTTCTGCTATGCAGTACCACATGATGGGTAAATTCTTAGGTTCTAAGACAGCAAAGAGTGTTGAGAAAAAAGCTGCGGGTGGTTTCTTTAAACGATTCTTAAGTAAGGGTCTTGGTAAAGGTCTTGCACTTGGTGCTGGATTTTTAGCGGGTGAACTTGTTGATCCAGCAGGTGGAGGACTTATTGCTGATGCGGCAATGATGGCTGCAATGGGTGCGATGGGTGGTCCTTCTAACCATGGTAATTTAGGTACTGGTGCGGATCAAGGAAACGGTGGACACGTTGATCACGTTATGCCTGTTCCTACAGGTACACCCGTAACATCTCCATTTGGTCCTAGACCTGGTGCCCACGCAAGACATCCAGGCATTAGTGCTAACCACAAAGGTATTGACTTTGGTGTTAAAGAGGGAAGTCCAGTTTATGCATTTGCTGCAGGTACAGTTGTTGAAACTGGTAATGGCGGAGGCTACGGTAACTATGTAGTTGTAAAACATGCTGACGGCACTAAGTCTCGCTATGCTCACTTAAAAGCAATTCTTGTAAGTAAGAATCAAAAAGTTGGTGCAGGAGCACAGGTAGGTCGTTCAGGTGGTCGTCCTGGTGCAGCAGGTGCTGGAAACTCTACTGGCCCGCACCTTCACTTAGAAGTTACAAACAAGGCTGGAGTAAAAGTTAATCCTGCCCCGTATCTAGCCGGTGCTGGATCAGGACATAGTTCCGCACCAGCAGCTAAAAATTATATTTCTGGTAAGCCTGGGGCTTCTAGTTCCGGCGGTGTTCGTCCCCTTAGCGAGTATTCTAGTCCTTCTTTAGCTAGCCTTCTTGCAAACTTAACTGATGGCGGGGATCCAATTTCATGGAACGATGTTACAAAGCATGCAAGCAAATCACAGCTTAATAGTATTATTGGAAACATTCCTGAATACAAGGGACCAATCACTAATGATAAAAAAGCTTTAATTAAAACTATTGCTGGTAAAGGATTTCATGGCAAGGCGCTTCAAACAGCATATGCTGTTGCACTTGCTGAATCAGGCGGTCGTCCTAATGCTCTTGGAGATGTAGGTCTTCAAGATCAAAAGTGGGGACCAAGCGTAGGCCTATTTCAAATTCGTTCTCTTAAGAATTGGAAAGCTTATAATGACCCATACCGTGATGCACAGCGTCTTCCAAACCCATACTATAATTCTGAGGCCGCATATAAGAAAAGTAATCAAGGTACAAACTTTAATGCTTGGTCTACGTATACCAGTGGGTCCTTCTTAAAGCACCTTGGTGAAGCAGGGTCTATGGCCCAAGCTGCAGGTGTTGGTGGCCCTACTGAAGGTGTTAACCTTCCTAATGGAAACAGCTATACCAGTTCTGGTGGGGCAACTGTTAAACTTGATATGAAAGTGTATATACAACAGGCAAGCGTTGCTGAAGCAGATAGGTTAGTAAAAATGGTAGGTCAAAAACTAC